TTATATCTTATCAATAGCTTCAATTAACTGTTGAATTTCAAAATGGGTATAGACAACTTCTGTTACTGATTGTCCTTTGTGACCAACGATTTTTTTAATAATTTTGTCATCTACACTGGCAGCAGTTAAAAGGGTAACCGTTGTATGTCGTGTGTCGTGTGGGCGATGATTTGTCATTCCCATCTGTTCTACAAGTGGTGTCCAATATGAATCATAATAATTTCTGTATTCAAAGTGTTTTCCATCGGGTGTAGAAAGAAGATATTCGCAGTCATTCTTGTTATACCAATATTGGAAGAACGGCAGTACCTTATTGGCAATGGGGGGTTTCCTGATTCCTGATTCAGTTTTAGATGCGGTAATATCAAACCATCGTTCTTCAAGGTTTACATTTTCTTTTTTTAAGTCTAGTAATTCACCAATTCTACAACCACAATATATCAGCATTAGAATAACAGTTATATATTCATTGGTCTCTTTCCATTCCCATACGGTTTCAATTTCCTTTTTATTAAAAGGCTTTCGGTTAAAAGCGTTAGGGTTTTTATCCTTATATTGGTTAATATCAACGTATTGTGCATAGTCTTTAGTGCAAATATCATTTTGCAGAGCGTACTTATAAAGCATGGTAAAAAGTACCTTGACTTTCCTAAGTGTGGGGTAATTCTTTCCACAATCATCTACTACACCTTGCAAGTGGCTTTTCTTTATGTCATTAAATCGCAATCCTTTTATTTGACTACACAATAGGTAAGATGCATTATAGCCTTGTACATTTGATTTAGAAACTTTGGGGTAATGTTCAGCAGACCATTTTTCAAATACTTCTGCAAAAGTAATTTTATTTGCGTCCATGTCATATGGATTTTCATTAAAGTGTGCTAGTGCCGTCAAGGCTTCTGCTTGGGTTTCATAATACCCCAAGTATTTATATTTCCAACGTGTAGCACCTTCCTTATCCTCTTTTCTTGATACGGTTATCCTGACCGCCCAAGGTTTTCTTCTGTTACCGGGCAGTTTATACACAGAGCCGTAACCGTTAGGTAATTTCATTAAAATCAGTCCTTTCATTTATTGTAAAGTTAGGACTGAAATGATATAATATGAGTGCATAGCCTTTTTCAAGTGCTCATTGACCATCGTGTCAGTCCTTTCTTGATTGAGGTTTCCGAACCCTGACCACTGCAATGGTTGGGGTTCTCCTTTTTATGTTAGAAACACAATCTTATAACAGCTTTATAAATTTTATCATCAATTTCTATAAGACTTTTCTTACCATCTTTGAACTGTATGGCTACTTGGTAAATGCTTTTATTATTGGCAGATAATCCACCAGCTAACATACCGACAGGTCCCAAAAGAACACCACCAACAATACCCCTTGCAACACCAGATGTTGCAGATTTCCTATGCTCATCAGTAATTAATTCATACTGTTCAACAGTGGTCTTTTCTATAAGTAGTCCTTTACCAAAACTTATAAGAATGTTCGGTACTCCAAGAGTTAATGTTATTGTTTTTCCACTATAATCACCTGCAATCACTTTGTTTGCTGCTTTCGCCATAATTTTTCCTTTCATTTTTCATTCTTATATTTCAGAGAGCCAGTACCGATTAGTACTTTCTTCCGTAGGTGCGACATCATGGAAATATGTGGTTCTCTGGTTTTTTAAATTTGAAACATAATCGGGTGTTGCCCAATATTCGCCATTATAATAAATTACATCACCAGATACAATAGCATTTGTAAGCGTAGATAATGATGATGTTCCATAAGAATACCACCCCGCTTGCGTAGAAGGTATTGTATTATCGTAGAAATTCAGACAGCTTCCGTCTGAATTGAATTTAAAGTTGAATACATCAGTTGATAATTCGTTTGCTCTCATTTCACCAGTAGATTCACAATAAAACCATTGATCGGAAATTTTTATCCATCCGATGTTCATGTACCCACTGGTGTTAAAATAGTACCAGTTATTGTCTATTTGTTTCCAAGTAGTAGATGGGTTTGTACCATCGTCATTCTGATACCACCATCCGGTGCTATTTTGCTTCCATTCCCCGGCAAGTGCTGAAAAATTTATACATAAAGATAATATAGCAGCTATTGTTAATAAAGTCACTTTTTTCATTAGTACGCCCCCCTTGTTCGTTGGTAACAGTTGGTAACGGTTATAGGTAACGGTTAAAACGTAGTGTTTATAAGGTGGTATCGGTTGGTAACGGTTAGGTCGTAAGTTCTTAATAGGTTCTTTTTAGTTATATTAAAATAAAATATATAAAAAGTAAAATATATAGAATATAGGGGTTAACCGTTACCGTTACCAAGTGTTACCTTTAGTATTTATAGTTTTGAAGCACTTTTTACATGTTTTTCAGCCGTAATCGAATCAAGTTTTCATGATAACCAAATATTTTTGATAATTGTTCAATTGTAAATTCTTTATATTCGTTTAACATTTCATCACTTATAAGAAGTTTAACCGCAAAATAATTAGCTTCTATTTCCATTTTATCAATGGACAGGTAAGTATTTTCTCTTAAAAATGGTGTATTAGACCTTGGGTGTAATAGAGCATGTCCAAGTTCATGTGCTATAGTAAACATCATTTTAGATTCAGCAAGGTCTATATTAATGTGAATAAACTTTTGTCTGAACGCAGTATTATAATAACCATTTATGGTACCAAGTTCTTCATATAAAATTAGTATTCCAAGGTTTTCCGCCATTTTTATTGGGTTTCTTGTTTGATGTTTTTTGATTAGTTGCTCTAAATTCAAGTTATTATCGTCCCCCTAAAGCATTTACTGTATATGTTATTTTTTATATTTAGTTGGTGTGAATTTTTTCTTTGCCATTACTTTTCCGATTTTTAGACTGTTTTCAATAGATGATTTTAATAATTCTCTGGATTCTTCATCTAACGCTTCCCCGTCAAACATTAATGCTTCTTGCTGATTATCCAACATACTTAAAACATAACTCATAGTTCTTGCAATATCACGATTATCTTTCAGATTAAGATTTTCAACTGGGATAGTCAAGTCACCTTTTGTTAATGTATAGTCTATATTTTCTTGCTCATTATTTTCGAAACACATCAATTTAGCTGGTGAAACCCCAAATATTTTAGATAATTGTTGTATGGTAGTACGTTTTAGATTTTCCACATGACCCTTTTCCCACTTGTTTACAGCAGCTCTGTTCACCTCTGGGTTTAACATACGCCCTAGTTCTTCTTGGCTTAGCCCCTTTCCCTCTCTAAGTTCTTTTATATATTCACCCATGGTCATGATAAGTGTCCTTCCTTTCATTTAAAAATGTATCTTGATAGTAACATATTTTAGAGGAAATAGCAATATTTTTTTAAAGTGTATCTTAAAAGCATTCAAAAAAGTATTGACAACCATTGAGAGACATGTTAACCTTTGTGTATCCCGTAAAGATACAAAAACATAGCAACGGATAAAAAGGAATGGATTATGTAGGTTATGTCTGTTAAAAACAAGATGTTTGGAATAAGTATCTCAAAGGTGAAGATTGGGAACAACTTGAATACCAAGTTGTAATATGCAAGAAAGGCAGGTGAGTAGATGAAAACAATAGTAGCAGCATGGATTGAACAAATTCTTGAATTCCCTTCCAAACAGGAATATATGACATTTATCACTGATTTGGAAGAAAAAAATTATAAGTTCATGGAAATCAGTCATGAACAAGATGAATCAGGTGTTGTAAAACTAAGGATAAGAAAGCAGTACAATAACAATGCTTTCCCTAATAAAGAACAGAAAGGCGGTGTGTTTGGTGAATAAAAATATGTTCAAAAGTAAAATGAAATTACATGGTGATACAAATGCAATCTTAGCTGATAGTATTGGTATTTCTCCGCAAAGATTATCTGCAAAAATTAATGAAACTAATGGTGCAGAATTTACTCAATCAGAAATACAAGCTGTTATCGATAGATATAAATTGACAGCGAAAGAAGTAGATGAAATTTTTTTTAAGTAAGATGTATCTTTTTAAGATACAGGAAAAGGAGAGAAATCAAATGTTCAATGAGAAGTTGAAACAGGCTATGCAGAAGTTAGGAATCAATCAGACACAATTAGTTGGTATGACAGGTATTGGAAAAAGTTCTATTAGTCAATATCTTTCAGGTAAGAATGTACCAACAGCGGAAAGACAGAAGGACATTGCAGTGTCACTTGGTCTTACCCCTGGATATTTTCAACATAGTGTTGTTGAGATTACAACGACAACGAAAGCAGAAGGTAATGGTGTACCAAAGTTAGATGTGCAGATTGCAGCTAAGTTATTAGGAATGAATCACAACACAGTCAGGAAGGGGCTACAACAGGGGGCTTTTCCTTGGGGGTATGCGGTTCATACATCGGAAAATCGGTGGGCATATTTTATTAATGCCACAAGATTTGGAGAAATAGAAGGAATAAGTCTTGCTGAAAAGGTGGTGTGACGGATGTCAAAAATTTGCTATAGAAACGTGCGTTTTCAGGCAAAAAGCCTTGAACTGATTGAACTGGTAAATGGGGTTATTGCTGACTATTCTGCACAAGGATATGAACTAACCCTTAGACAAGCCTATTATCAGTTAGTTGCACGTGGATATATACCGAACAATGAACGCAGTTACAAAAATATAGGTAATCTTATTAATGACGGTAGACTTTCTGGATTGATTGACTGGTACGCAATTACAGATAGAACTCGCAATCTTAGGGGAAATAGCCACTGGGACACACCCGCCGATGTAATTAATTCAGCAATGTATTCTTATATGTTGAACAAGTGGGAAGGTCAACCAAATTACGTTGAAGTATGGGTTGAAAAGGATGCACTTGTCGATGTGGTTGGTCAGGTTTGCAGACCTCTTGACGTACCTTTCTTCTCATGTCGTGGCTATACTTCCCAGTCAGAAATGTGGTCAGCAGCACAACGGTTTATAGGACAGGCTGACAAGGAACAACGAATTATTATTCACCTTGGTGATCATGACCCAAGTGGTATTGATATGACAAGGGATATTCAGGACAGACTTGACCTGTTTGGTGGTAATGTGTACGTCAAAAGGGTTGCCTTGACAATGGATCAGATTAGAACATATAACCCACCACCGAACCCGGCAAAGATTACTGACAGCAGAGCATCAAAGTATATTGAAGAATACGGTAATAAATCTTGGGAACTGGATGCCCTTGAACCAAAGGTTATTACTGACCTGATAAAAAGTGAAGTTACTATATATCGGGATGATGAACTTTATCGGGAAATATGCTCCAGAGAATCAAAAGGAAAAGAAGAACTGAAAATGTTGTGTAACCGTTACAATGCTGCGGTTGCGTATTTGGAAAGTGAGGTATAAGTAAGGTGAATGGATAAGAAAGTCTCATTCATGCCCCATCAGTCTGGTGTTCTACATAAAACGGAATCGTTTAATAAGGTAGCCTATTACCTTGACATGGGACTAGGAAAAACTTTTGTAGGTGCTGAAAAAATGTGGTTACTGAACAATGCGGTGAACTTGGTCATCTGCCAGAAATCTAAGATAGATGACTGGGTGCAGCATTTCACAGAATACTATCCTGATTTTAAAGTATTGAACCTTACCAAGAAACGTGAAGCAATTACTTTCAGGAATTTGATTGATACCGTGGAAATTTATCAGAGTGAATCAGTAGTAGGTGTGATTAACTATGAAACTGCATTCAGGCGGTCATATATCAGTCATATAGTGGGGTTTACATTAATGCTTGATGAAAGTTCCCTTATTAGCAATGAGAGCGCAAAGCGGTCAAAATTTGTATTGAAGTTAAGACCTGAAAGTGTGATTTTACTGTCAGGAACACCAACAGCCGGGAAATATGAACGGTTGTGGTCACAAGTTCAGTTGTTAGGGTGGAATATTAGTAAAAAAGCATTCTGGAAGAGTTACGTAGAAACGGAATGGATTGACATAGGGGGATTTAAAAGGGAAGTAATTACAGGGTATAAGAATGTAAACCACCTTAAAAAGAAACTTGCAGAATACGGTGCGGTTTTTATGAAAACAAAAGAAGTGCTTGAACTTCCTGAACAGATTGAACAGAAAATTATGTTTAGTCAAACCAAGGAATACAGGTATTTCATTAAAAACAGTTACTTATTACTTGATACGCTGAATTTAGTACAGCATAGTGGGGGATTTGAATCAGACTTTGAGGGAACAGAAACAAACCCCACGGTGGAACTGGTTGGTGACAATAGTTTAACTAAAATGTTATACGCAAGACAGTTGTGCGGTCAGTACCATAAAGAAAAATTGCAAGGGTTGCGTGACTTGGTTGAATCCACGGAAGATAGACTAATTATATTCTACAATTTTACAGAAGAACTTAGACAGATGCAGAATCACTTGAAGGAATTGAACAGACCTTTTTCAGTACTGAACGGTTCAGAAAAGGACTTAACTGCTTATGAAAATAGTTCTGATTCCATAACATTTATTCAGTATCAGGCAGGTGCGATGGGTGGGAACTTCCAAAAGGCAAATAAAATTATCTACTATTCACTACCACTTGGAAAAGGGTCATGTGACCTTTGGGTACAGTCGAAAAAGCGTATTCACAGGATAGGTCAAAGTAAGGTGTGTTTTTACTATTACCTACTTGTGAAGGGGAGTGTTGAAGAAAAGAATCTTGAATCATTAAAGATTGGAAAGGATTACACAGATGAACTATTCACAAAATCTTAGAAAGTCAGCTATGACGAAGCGTGTTATTTTATCTTGGGGTGTCGTGGGATTGGTTTGTTATGTAGTTGGTGGTGTATCGGGATACGCATTAAAAAGTCATATGATAGCTAAGGACAAACCCAAAGAAGAAATACATACAAATATGCAGATCGTCACAAAGCCCCTTGTATATGGCTTATATGACAACCAAACATTCACAAAAGAAGTTGTTATTGACTGGGGGAACGGTGACCGGGATTTTACCCCGCTTAATGTACCAATGAGTGAGGAAGAACAGGAATTTGTTTATTACCTTGCAGTCGGGTACAACATTGATTTTACCCTTGCTATGGCATTAATTCAGCATGAAAGCAGTTTTCAAGCTGATGTGGTAAGCAGTACACAGGACTACGGGTTGATGCAGATTAATCAAATTAACCACAAATACCTGACTGAAACCATTGGTGTGACAGATTTCCTTGATCCTTATCAGAATATCAGGGCGGGGATGTTCACCATTAGAAAGTTGTTTGAAAAATATCAAGATACAAATAAGGTCTTGATGGCTTATAACATGGGTGAAAATGGTGCTTCCCGGTTGTGGAAAAAAGGTATATTTGAAACCAGTTATACAGAAAAAATTCTGAACATTCAGCAACAGTTTAATGAGCAGGTACAGGGTGATGTTGATGCGGGAAAGTTGGAAGATAATTGAAAATCACCCTGATTATGAAGTCAGCAATATGGCAAAAGTCAGAAATATTCGTACAGGTAGAATACTGACACCGTATGATGACGGAAGTGGTTATCTAAGGGTGAAACTGGACGGTGAAAATTGCAGATTACATATTTTGGTTGCGGTGGCACACGTCACTAATGCTGAACCTGATATCAAGAATATTGTAAATCACAAGCGTGGTAAAAAGCATGATTGTCGGGCTTCACAACTGGAATGGGTAACACAGGCTGAAAATATTCAACACGCTTGGGACACAGGATTGTGCAAGCGAAAAAGAAAGAAGGTGCTGACATGAATAGGTGTCTAAGTTGTGGGTGCATTATAGAAGAATCGGCAGAGTCAGAAATTTGCGAAGTGTGTCAGGACGATTTAGATGAATCCAATCCTTACAGACAGAGGTTAAAATATTATGAAGAAAAAGAAAGTAGGTATGCACATGTGTAATAAATGTAGGTGCTGTTTTCAACCAGTAATGTCAGAATATGACCAGTTTGTTATTGAGAATCAGGACTTGGTGGATGAATTAGTAGGTCTTAAATTTCAAATTGAAGCTATCAAACGTAAAGAAACGTCAATTAGGAATGAGTTACTTGATAGAATGCAAAAACACCACATCAGTAGATTTGAAACGGTGGATGCATCTATTACAGCAGTGGCAGATTCTACATATAGCAGAATAGATTCTGCTAAATTGAAAAGTAAGTACCCTTCCGCATACCATGCGTGTTATGAGAATGGTTATAAAGATTCATACCTTGTGTTGAAGGTGAAATAATGGCAACAGAAAAGCAATTTGAAAACAAGGTCAAGTCATTCCTAAAGGACAAAGGTTGTTGGTTTTTAAAATATTGGGGTGGTGCTACTTACACAAAAAGTGGTATTCCTGACATACTAGTTTGTTGCAAAGGTCGGTTTGTCGGTGTGGAAACAAAGGCACCAAAGGGTAGACCATCAGATTTACAGATATACAATTTAAGACAGATAGACAGGGCGGGTGGTCTTGCTATTCTGTTATACCCCAAAGATTACGATTTATTTAAGCAATTAGTTGAAAATCCTGAGAATCAGGAACTCTATGAGGTATTGAAATCAAGGTGGAAACACTTTGAATCAATTAGAAATAATCAGAGCAAAGGAGATTAAAAGGCTATGGCAAAGAAGGAAGAAACTGTTGCAGCAGAAGAAACAAAAATGGATGTTAGATCGGTAGTTGAACTATCACTGAAAAAAACTGGAAGGGTTGGAGTAGATGACCTTATTGACTTTATGGATGAAATTGGATTTTTCGTAGCCCCGGCATCAGGTGGTAATCATTCCAGTGGCGAAGGTGGTCTTGCTGAACATTCAGTTAATGTACTCCATATGATGGAAAAGTTTGGTGTTGCTGCATATGGTGGTGAAAAGTTTAATGAAATTAAGGACAGTGTTGTGATAGCTTCAATACTACATGACCTTGGTAAATGTGGTGATTATGGCAAACAGATGTATGTTCCTAATATGGTTCAGGATGGCAGACCAACCAAAACTGACCCCGTACAGAAGTACAAGCTGTCAGACAAGAAACCTTTTAAACGCAACACTGAACTGTTACCAATTGACCATGCAACACGGTCAATCAAACTGGCAACCCTTTTTATTGACCTTACCGAAGAAGAAGAATTTGCTATCAGGTACCATGACGGTCTGTATGAAACTTCCAATTATGGAGTCAAGGGTCATGAAACCCCATTGTATATGCTCCTTCATTGGGCCGATATGTGGTCAAGCCGGGTACTAGAAGGTGACACCGGGGAAGGAAGTGAAGAATAATGAATAAGACACAGATGGTTGCTTGCATTAGTGAATACAAGCAGAAGGTCAGAAAATTAGAACAAAAGAACGCAGCACTGGACGCTGAAAATCGTGAATTGATGTACATCATGCATGATATTGAAGCAATCAACCGTATGATGCAAGAATCAATCAACAGTATGCGTGACGACATTGAACAGGAAGTTGCAGCAGAATGTGGTTGTGTGATTCTTGCCAATAGCACCTGTTATCAGGATTTTGTTGGAACCCTTCTAAATAACGGATATACCGTTGAGGTTGAACCAATTCACAAAGGGCGGTCATTAAAAATTACAATTAAAGAAGGTGAAGAATAATGGATGATATTCAAAAGGCTGTTAAACTTGCGTTTGAGGCATTCCATAAAGAATTTGGAGAAGAAGCAAAGTTTGAAGATGGTGACGAAGTGGTTTTTGTCTTGAATAACTGTATATTGATTATCAGTTTAGAAGATGGACACTTACAGGAAAAATTTATTGGTGGAAAACCGTTGAACGTTGATCACACCTTAAACGTTTATGAAAGTGAGGAAAAATAATTATGGCACAGATGGTATTAGTTATTGGTGAATCAGGTACAGGTAAAAGCACCAGTTTAAGAAATTGTGACCCGGCTACAACGGCGGTGGTCAATCCGGTAGGTAAACCGTTACCGTTCAAAGGTAAGTTTGAAATGTTGAACAGTGAAACAGATTCACGCAAGATTACAAAATTCATGAAGGAACAGGCAAAAGCTGGAAAAAAGCTGATTGCGGTTGATGACTTCCAGTACATTCTTGCAGTACCCTATATGAATCGTATACAAGAAAAAGGATGGGACAAGTTCAATGATTTTGGTGCAAATTACTTTGAAATTATTGAGGTATGTAAAGACCTTCCTGATGACATGGTAGTTGTCTATTACAGTCATTTGGAAACCCTAGACAATGGACTGACCACCGTAAAGTTGATAGGAAAGTTATTGCGTGAGAAAATCACTATTGAAGGGTTGTTTACGGTTGTACTTAGGACTGGCGTGGCAGAAGCTAAGTACTACTTCTATACACAGAACAGCGGAAATGACACTGTTAAGTCACCCATTGATATGTTCCCGACTTATGGTATTGATAATGATATAAACTACGTGGCAGACAAGATTCGCAACTATTATGAGGTGGGTGAATACAAATCTGATGCTGAAATGGCAGAAAATGATGCAGCGGTTGCAGCGGACGTTGAAAAACCCACTGGTGGAAGAAAGGGTAGAAGTTCAAAAACTACTGAGAAAGCAACACCACCGCAGACAACAGAAATACCAAAGGCTGATACTGTACCTACTGGTGGCAGACGTTCCCGCAAGACAAGTGATAAATCATATGATGAAGTGGTTCAGGAGAATCAGGAAAAGGTTGCTGAATATATGAACGCTTGTGACGAAGCCGTTGATGAAGCAACGGGTGGTGCGAATGAAGTTCCATTTGAAGAAGCAACAGCAGCAATTGATAAAGTACCAAAACCTGAACTTGAAACCCCACCAAGACGTACACGCAAGGAAAGAAAAAGTGAAGAAGATGCAGCAGTTTGCGAAGCAGATACTTATTTTTACATTGCTGTAGATGACAATTATGTAATGCGACATAAGGGTGACCTCGTTCCAGAAGGTGCAAAGGTTATCACCAAGGAAGAATTTGTTGAAGGTGCTAAAAAGGTTTCACAGGGGAATGCCATTGAAGGTGCTGAGAACACTCCGGAAGAAGAATCCGGTAACAGGACACGCAGAACAAGAAGAACACGTTAATTGAAGAAAGGATAATAGGTGAAAGATTATGGCAGTAGATTTTAGCTCATTTGATAATAAGGTGGACTTGAACGCTTTACAGAAAGAGGTTCAAGAAGCAAAGGAATTTGCGGACGTATCGGATGGTACATATGTAGTCAGCATTGAAAAGATGGACATTGGACTGACTAAAGCAAAAGATAAAATCATGTTTTCTGTTCAGTGTAAAATTAAAGAAGGTGATGAAAAAGGAAGAATGATTTTCTTCAATAGAGTTATTAGCGGTAACAGTTCACCAAAGTGGACAGACGGACAGGCAATTAAATCAGTTACCACTTGGGTGAATCACCTTCTTGGTGATGATGAACCGATTGATTTTATCAACTACAATGACTTTGCTGAACAGGTACTAGATGTATTCCAGTCTGTTCAGGGTTGTATTGAAGTAGAAGTTGAGTATTCAGCAAAAGACTTTAACCCCATTACTATTAAAGAAGTATTTGATATATAGTTTTGAACTTTATAAGCAAAAAATTATTGAACTAAAAGGAAGCGGTGGTTGGGTAATACTTTCCACCGCTATTTTAAAAAGAGGTGATTACCATAATTTTCTATGACTTTGAAGTTTTTAAATATGATTGGCTTGCAGTTTTCATTGATGTGACCAATAAAATAGAACACGTGATAATTAATGACAAAGATAAGTTAAAAGATTTATATGAGCAAAATATAAGTAATGTGTGGGTTGGTTTTAATAATCGTCACTATGATCAGTATATCGTGAAGGGGATTATATTAGGTCTTGACCCAAAAAAAATCAATGATTGGATAATTGCAGAAGGTAAAGAAGGGTGGCAATTTTCATCTGTATTTGGCAAAGTCCCCATGATTAATTATGATGTTATGCCAAATCCACCTGTTGGATTGAAAACTCTAGAAGGTTTTCTTGGTTCCAATATTAAGGAAACAGAAGTTCCTTTTGATATAGATAGATCATTGACTCCAAAAGAAATCGAACAGACGGTATTTTATTGTCGGCATGATGTAGAGCAGTCTATAAAGGTATTTCTTGAAAAGATAGATGATTTTAATGCTATGCATGAAATTGTAAAAGCTTTTAACCTTCCTTTGTCCTGTATAGGGGATTCCGAAGCAAGAATTACTGCAAAGGTGCTTGGGTGTCATAAAAAAGAACACAATGATGAATTTGATTATATTTTCCTTCCTTGCATTCAACTGAAAAAATATAGATATGTCATGGACTGGTTTGCAACCGCTGTAAAGGATTGTACCAAAGAAATGAAAGAAAAATACTATGACCCCAAAACAAAAAAAGCTGATCGTTATAAATATGATTGGGAAGATGGATATTGGTGGTCAAAATACTTTTACAGTCGGTCATTGGGTGCACTGGTTGCGGGTACTCCCCACACGTTTGGTTTTGGTGGTGTACATGGGGCAACCGCTGAACCTTCACATTTCACCGGGGCAGTATATCATGTTGATGTTGGAAACTATTATCCATCGTTCTTATTGGCACACGGATTTGTTACAAGAGCAGCAACTAATGACAATTACAAATTAGTGTATGACACAAGAAAAGCCCTGAAACAAAAGCAGATACATGCTAAGACAAAAGTGGATGCAAAGCAGTTCAAAAAAATGCAGTTACCATATAAAAAGATGTTAAATGCTTTATCAGGTGCAATGAAAGACAAGACTAACCCGGCATATGATCCAAGGAACAATAACATAATGTGCATCAATGGTCAGTTACTAATGCTTGATTTGATTGAGCATTTAGAAGTAATACCCGGTTTTGAACTAATTCAGTCTAATACGGATGGTTTGATTGTAAGAGTACCGGACACAGATGAAGCCTTTGAAATGCTTGATGATATTTGTTATGAATGGGAATCAAGAGTAAGTACAAATAAATGCAGTATTTTGTTAGAACTGGATAGCATCGCAGAAATTTATCAGAAGGACGTGAACAACTACCTTTGGATTGATGCGGATGGTGATGTAGAACGTATAGGTACATATGTCAAGGAACTTTCAAAGATTGATAATGACTTACCAATTTTGAACACCGCATTGGTGCAGTACATGGTCCATAAAACCCCAGTGGAACAGACCATTAATCATTGCAATGACCTTATTCAATTCCAAAAAATTGTAAAGTTATCTAATAACTATAAATGGGTAGAACATGAACACTGTGAACCACTTAAGAAAGTGGAAGGGGTTAGGGTCAAACGAACCTATTATGATTATCCAACAACTTGTAAATATACATATAAGTCATATCGTGTTTTTGCATCTAGTGATTTGAAAGATGGAAGGATCTTAAAAGGTGGGGGGAAGAGAGGAAAACTTGAAAAGTTTGCAAATACTCCTGAACACAGTTTTATTTTCAATGATGAAGTAATCGGGGTTCAAGTACCCAATAACCTTGATAGACAGTGGTACATAGATTTGGCAAAAAAAAGATTAGAACAATTTGGTGTTAAGAAATAACACTGGAAAGGGGATTTATGGATCTAATAATCGATTATGATAAAGGTTCAATGCTGATTCATTTGGAAGAATTTCTGAATTTTGGAAGCATAACCAAAGTCAGAAAACTGGTTAAGCTGATACACCAGAGTGTGAATCCGGATGATATTGGTAAGTTGAGAACGTTTATTGAACAAGAACTTGAACAAATTGATCTAAGGAAAAAGGAGAATGAACGGTACATTGTAGGGTATGAGGATAAAATGAGGTTTTGTCATAAGCAGTTGGAAAATTGTATTTACACTCGTGACCACTTCTTAAAAAAAGGTAGCCGTGAATGGGTACATTATAATCTTCACGTAAAACAACATCGTCAGGAATTAAAGGAAATAAAGGCTTTATTAAATAGCAAAAAATCAGATTGTAATAGGTTCATCAGAAATAAACAGTTTTATGTTAAGTGCTTGGAAAATATATCATGAGGTAGGTGAAAAGAATGCTTTACAAAGGTTATGTTGAAACCAAAGGTAAACAGAGCATTGAAAAGTTAAAAGGCAGAACCAAGTTCAAGACTTATGAGGAAGTAAAGGACTTGAATGGTTTTGGTGGAATTTTGGCTGATGATACCATCCTGATTGATATTGATGACGCTGACCAGTCTGATATCCTAATGACCATTGTGGAAGAATATCAACTTGATTGTAAAGTCTACTGCACAAGTAGGGGTAGACATTTCCTGTTCAAGAATACAGTAATTCAAAGGAACAGGACACACGCACAACTTGCGGTTGGTCTGATTGCTGATATAAAAGTGGGGAGTCGTACATCTTACGAGGTTATTAAGGTGGATGGAGAAGAACGCTTTTGTGAATGGGATATAGAAGAAGGTGGGGAATATCAGGAAATCCCCAAATGGTTGTTTCCAGTTAAGTCAATGGCTGAATTTATAGATATGGATGCCGGGGACGGAAGGAATCAGGCACTATTCAATTATATTCTTACCCTGACTTCTAATGATTTTACGGTGGAAGATACACGTGAGTGCATCAGAATATTAAACAGATTTGTATTGAAAGAACCACTGGGTGAAGAAGAACTGGAAGTAATTCTTCGGGACGAAGCTTTTCAGAAACCTGTTTTCTTTATGGGTTCAACATTCCTTTTTGACAAGTTTGCGGTGTATATGAAAAACACAGCACATATTATTAAAATTAATGGTCAGTTACATATATACAGGGAAGGTATTTATACAAACGGTTATAAAGAAATAGAATCGGATATGATTCAACATATTCCTAATTTGAAAAAAATGCAAAGGCGGGAAGTTCTGGACTACATGGAACTGATTGTTGAAAGCAAACAGGCATCGGAAGCGAACCTCATTGCTTTTAACAATGGGGTTTATGATGTGGTGACCGGAGAATTAAAGCCATTCAGTACAGAAATGGTTACAACCAATAAAATACCTTGGGACTATAATACGGATGCCTATTCTGAACTTGCTGATACAACTCTGAACAAACTTTCATGTGGTGATTCTACAATCCGGGCATTACTGGAAGAATGTATTGGGTATTGTTTCTATCGAAGAAATGAATTGGGAAAAGCATTCATTCTAACTGGGGATAAGTCCAACGGTAAAAGTACCTTTTTGGATATTGTGAAAGCAATACTTGGTGATGTAAACATTTCAGCCCTAGACCTAAAAGAACTGGGAGATAGGTTCAATACTTCAATGATGTATGGCAAATTAGCAAATATCGGGGACGATATAGGGGATGATTTTCTTCAAGGTGCACAGGTCAGCATATTCAAGAAAATTGTTACTGGTAATCGCATAAAAGCAGAAAGAAAAGGACAAGACCCATTTGAATTTAACCCGTTTATTAAACTGTTGTTTTCTGCAAATGATATACCACGCATGAAGGATAAGACTGGGGCAGTGCTTAGAAGATTGGTTATTATTCCCTTCAATGCTGCATTCTCCAAAGATGATCCTGACTATGACCCATATATCAAGTATAAATTGGTTGAACAGTGCAGTATTGAATATATGATTGCCCTGGGTGTACAAGGGTTAAGGCGAGTTATCGAAAATAATCAGTTCACCAAGTCTGAAAAGGTTCAAAATCAGTTGAATGAATATGAGGAAGAAAACAACCCCATTATCGCATTCATTACTAATTGTGGTGTGGATATGATTGAAAATGAACCAACCAATGAGGTGTACAAACGGTATCAGGTATTTTGTGCTGACAACAGCATGAACCCTATGTCAAATATAGTATTCAGTAAGCAGATAAACAAACGATTGGGGTTAGAAACTGTTCAAGTGAAATTGAACGGGCAGGTAAGACGGATATTTAAAGCAAAGTAAATTAGGATTTAAAAAAATATTGTTCCTTGAAAACTCAATATTGATAGTTGATGAAAAATAGTGTAATATTTTATTTAAAATAATCTATTGTGAGGTTTATTAAAATGAATACTGCACTTAGATATAGCTTCGATAATATTGATGATATATATACATGTAAAATAAGGTTGAAAAGTAAAGCGAGTTTTATTCTTTGTGGTTGTAAAGTTCAATTTATTACCGGGCAAAATAAATATATAGATATATCATCATTATTAGGTAATGATGATATAGAAAAAATACCTTTAAAAGTAACAGATGAAGAAAATTGTGCAAAACTTTTGTCATACATTTTTGAAATGCCAATATTTGATTTAAGAAACTATGATATTGCTCATGTAGATATAGAGGTAAATAATGCAATGTCAAAAAGGAATCTAGCTATTATTACATATCTTGATAAAAGTATTAATAAATTTAAAAAGACAAGAACTTTATTTTTTGATTTACTAGATTTATATGTTATTGCACTTGATAATAATTTAGAAGGAAGATCTGAAGATGCTTTTTTTTATTATTTCAAGATTGTTGAAAAAATATCTAAGGATTATTATTTAAACTATATGAAAAGGCATCATACCAAAAATGCTAACAGAGATAACAAAAAAGAATTAAAAAAACTCATAAAAAAGTTTGCAAGAGATAATTTAAGTGTTGTAGTAACAGAAGATATGCTTAATTCCAAAATAGATTTATTTTATAAAAACATTAAGATGGAATTTTATGGTAGTATTTATAATAAAATTTCTTTGTTTTTAACGAATGAAAAAATTTCTTTCGATTTAGAAAAAGTAAATACGTTAGTTAAAATGAGAAATAAATTAGCACATGGAGATATCATATCATTAAATGATTTGAATTTAATTGAAATAAGTGACTTAGTAAATGAAATGATGGCAAAGCGTTTTTTTAAAAAAAGATATAGTGAAATACATATCAATTCTATACAAATAGAGATTGAGTAATTTTAACTCTTTGGAATCAAAACTATCAATATTCGTATTGGTAGTTTTTTATTGCGTTGAACTGAGATTTTCCGAATTACGAGGAGAAAGGGCAAATATGGAAAAAAGGAATGAAGTAAAACAAAATAGTGGGACTACAAAATCCCCTTGTTGTTGTTGTGAAAGTATCGAATATTATAAAATGCGGGTCAATGAATTAGAAAAGGCTGCTATTTTTGTTAATAAGGTTATGGAAATGATTGATAATACCAAACAACGATATAATGATTTGGTAATAAATGGTCGTAATGAAAGTGCGAAATTAGAAGCAAAAAACAAGTGGGTTGCGGTAAATGACCTAGAAAAAGAAATAGCAGAATTAAGGGAAGGGTATTAATGAAGGGTTATAATGAAATGTCAGAAAATATTCAGATTATTGAACTGTTTGGTGGTATAGGTTCTTCACGGGCTGGGCTTAGAAATATTGGTGTGCCTGTTAAATCTATTGATTATGTAGAAATAGATGAAAAGGCAGTAAAGTCATATAATGCAATGTTTGCTGCTGAATCTGCCTATAATGTGCAGACCGTTGTAGGGTGGAATTTGAAACCTGATATTCTGATTCATGGTTCACCTTGTCAAGATTTTTCCATTGCCGGGCATCAAGGTACGGCAACGGGGTCTGATAGAACGAATAAAGGCAAAGGTGGCAATGAAGGAAGTGGAACCCGTAGCAGTCTAATGTGGGAGACCGTACACATAATTGAGCAAATGGGTGAATGGAAACCCAAAGTTGTTATTTGGGAAAACGTCAAGAATGTTTTATCAAAGCATATGATTCATAATTTTAACAGATATATCACCTATATGAATAAACTTGGCTATACCAATAATTATAAAATACTAGATGCAAGAGATTACGGAATCCCGCAGGCTAGAGAAAGGGTTTTTACCGTATCAGTTCTTGGTAATAAGGCTTTTGATTTTAGTCAAATGAAAAAGAAGCCCATGCAGAATATTCAAGATTTTCTTGAAAATGGTGACATTCCTGATTGTTATATGGTTACGCAACCAAGTGTATATTCAGCAATTGGTAAGAAGGGGATCAGGCGAGCAACCATCATTAGTGACTATTGTAATACCATCACCACAAGACAGGACAGAACCCCGGCACAGGTCATAGACCTTGGGAATGGAAGATATAGATATCTTACTGAATTGGAATGTTGGCGGTTACAAGGTTTTTCAGACGATGATTTTACTGCTGCACAATCTACTTGTCAGGTAAGTGAAAATAAAATGAATAGAACTTTATATAATCAGGCAGGTAATACAATTCCGGTAGTTATTTTTGAAAGTATGTTTACCGCAATGATTGAGCAAGGGCTAATAGATTTAAAAGGGGGGGGGACGGAATGAAAACAGGAAAAAATATAGAAGGGTATGCTGACCCAACGGCATCTATGGCAATGATAACAGTCAGCCGTGTAGAACATGAAGTTGATAAACGTACTTATGATTTGGTAAAGGTATTAAAATACATAATCAGAATGTCAGGTTTTGAACTTACTAACCGTATTCAATTAAAGGATACAAAGACAGGAAGGGAATATAAATAACAGCGTATACTAAAATACGACACTAGTAGTGGTTGGTAACAGTTGGTAACGGTTATAGGTAACGGTTAAAACGTAGTGTTTATAAGGTGGTATCGGTTGGTAACGGTTAGGTCGTAAGTTCTTAATAGGTTCTTTTTAGTTATATTAAAATAAAATATATAAAAAGTAAAATATATAGAATATAGGGGTTAACCGTTACCGTTACCAAGTGTTACCGCCAGATAGAATAAGGGTTTTGTTGTGTTTTTAAGTGAAAATCAACCGTTACTAACCGTTACCTTGAAAGGGAAAGGTGAAAAATATGAGTGAAAAAAAGAAGTTGTCTGCGAAAAGGTATTTGCAACAGCTTGAAATCATAGACATGATGATTAATCAGGACTTAGAACGTCTCGATGATATGAAAACGGATGCTTGCAGTACCGGGGGAATTGATTATAGTAGGGATAGGGTGCAGACTTCTATGTCAGGGGATTCTATCGGTAATTCAGTTGTACGATATATGACACTGAACGATGAAATAAATGCTGAAATAGAAACTTTTAGTGATGCTAAGAATCAGATTATACAGGAAATTAGAGGGTTAAAAGATAAGAATTATATAAACATACTATACAAAATCTATGTGCAGTTCAAAAGTATTAAGATTGCATCCGGAGAAATGAGAAAGTCTTATTCTTATGTGTTAGAATTACATAAAAAAGCACTTGCAGAGTTTGAAGAAACCTATATAAACCTATATTATTTAACATAAAACCTACCAAGTAGTATTTTACAAATTATGGTAACTATGTTATTGTTTATACTGACACAACTGTTAGCAGAAGAAAAAATCTTTTCTTCTGCTATTTTTATACGTAAATTTATATGTGCTTTTATCTGACCCCTGAAAGGTGCTAAATCTCCTACTTTCAGGGGTTTTTGATTAGAAAATTTGAAAGAAAGGGGTGTACCGCATGGCAAAAAGAGAGTTAAGTGATCAAAGACAGCGGTTTGTAGATGAATACCTGATTGACCTAAACGGTACACAGGCAGCAATACGGGCAGGATATTCAGTAAAAACGGCACAAGAACAATCATCACGTTTGTTATCAAATGTTATGGTTCAGGAAGCTATTAGTAAGACTATGGCTGAACGGTCTAAACGAACAGGTGTGAATCAGGACAGAGTTGTTTTAGAACTTGCCAAGGTTGCGTTTGTGAAGATGACTGACATTGTTGATAGTCAGGGGAGAATAAAAAGCAGTGCGTTAGATGATGACCTTTCCTGTATTGAATCCATGAAGTATAAGAAATCAGTAAGTGACACTGGTTCAATGGTTGAAAGGGAAGTAAAGATTTCACCTAAACTAAAAGCCCTTGAATTACTAGGTAAGCACCTGGGGATGTGGAATGATAAGATTGATATAAACGTTGCCGTTCCTGTTGTAATATCAGGTGAAGATACTCTTGAAGATTAGGCGGTGATTGCCTATGGTTAAGCAAAAAATATCTTCGCAACACGTTTTCGGGTACATGAAATATATTATGTACCCCGAAGATTATAAACCCCAAAAAAACAACTATAAAAACAGTGTGAAGCTACCGGAAGTAGTCGGTAAGGGGTATGGTTCATTTTGGCGGTGGAAAGGCAGATACAGGGTGTGCAAGGGTTCACGTGCATCTAAGAAGTCCAAGACAACCGCCCTATGGTATATCACCAACGTGATGAAATATCCTGATGCTAACTTATTAGTTGTCAGAAAAACATTCCGAACAATAAAAGATTCATGTTTTACTGAATTAAAGTGGGCTATTCACAGGTTAGGGGTTGATGCATTTTGGGAAATAAAAGAATCACCCCTTGAAATGACATACATTCCAACAGGACAAAAGATATATTTCAGGGGTCTTGATGATCCGCTGAAAGTAACAAGTATTACAGTTGATATTGGTTGTTTATGTTGGATGTGGATTGAAGAAGCATATGAAATTAGTTCAGAAGCTGACTTTGATATGTTGGATGAATCCATTCGTGGTACTGTTCCACCGGGACTGTTCAAACAAATAACCTTGACATTGAACCCATGGAATGAACACCACTGGATAAAAAAGCGGTTCTTTGATACCCCGGACGATGAAACCATTGCCATGACAACCAATTATAAATGTAATGAATGGTTGGATAAGGCTGATTTAAAGGTTTTTGAAACTATGCGGAAACAGAACCCAAGGCGATATAAAGTAGCCGGGCTTGGTGACTGGGGTATTGTTGACGGTCTTGTATATGAGAATTGGGAAGAAAAGCTGTTTAGTATTGATGAAGTTAAAAAAGTTCAAGGTGTGAAAACTGCCTTTGGTCTTGACTTTGGATATACAAATGACCCTTCTGCACTGTTTTGTGGATTCATTGATACGGCAAGCAAGACCATTTGGGTATTTGATGAAATGTATCAGCCCGGAATGAGTAATGAAGCCATTGCCGAAGAAGTACAGCGAATGGGTTATTTGAAAGAAAAGATCACTGCTGATTCTGCTGAACCAAAGAGCATTGACCGCTTGCGGGTATTGGGGCTTGACCATATTAGAAAAGCCCGTAAAGGTAAGGACAGTATTAAAAACGGTATTGACTTCATTCAAGATTATCATATTATCGTGCATCCAAGGTGTGTAAACTTTATCACAGAGATCAGCAACTATACTTGGAGTACTGACACTAAGACAGGGAAGAAGCTGAATATACCGATAGACGATTTTAACCACCTGATGGATGCACTGCGGTATGCCGTGGAATCTATTAGCAGGGGTGACACATTTAGTTTTGATTAGAAAGGGGGTGAAAACAATTGAACGGACTTAATAATTTACTTGATAGAATATCACAGTTCATACTTTATGGAATTAATGCAGATATGTCAAATAAAGAATACATTGAACAGTGTATTATACGTTGGAAAGGTTCACCTGAAAGGACTATGCAAATTAAGGGTCATTTGTATTATGACAATGAGCATGACATACTGACTCGCAAAAGAACCATGATAGGTGACAATGGGAAACTGCAAGTTGTTGAAAATTTACCAAATAACAGGGTTGTTGATAACCAATATGCAAAAATGGTTAATCAAAAAGCAAATTACTTGTTTGGTCAACCTTTTGCATTGGAATGTGAAAATAAACAGTATCTTGAACTTCTTAAAAAGGTGTTCAATAAGCGGTTCATGAAAACTTTGAAAAACAGTGGTAAGGCGGTATATAACGGTGGTATCACTTGGCTGTTCCCATACTACAATGAACAAGGTAAATTTACTTTCAGGTTATTCCCCGCTTATGAAATCCTTCCATTTTGGAAAGATCCCGAACACACTGAACTACAAGGTGCAGTCAGGTTATATTTGGTTACTGGGTATGATAAGAATATACCAGTAATCATTGAAAAGGTTGAAGTTTATGATATGAATGGAATCCACAAATATATACTTGATGGTATGACCTTAATACCTGATATGACAGTTGATTCACAAGATGACAGTTATGTAACTGCTTCCAGTAATGACGGTATAGAGAGAATGTTTAATTGGTCAAAGATACCATTGATTCCATTGAAGTGTAATGAAACAGAAATGCCACTTTTGAAAAGGGTGAAATCATTGCAAGATGGTATTAATGTTATGCTATCGGACTTTGAAAATAATATGCAAGAAGATGCTCGTAATACTATTTTGGTCATCAAAAATTATGATGGTACAGACCTGGGGGACTTTAGGAAAAATCTTGCAACCTTTGGTGCGGTTAAGGTTAGGTATGACGGTGAAACCAAAGGGGGAGTTGATACTCTGGAAATCACAGTTAATGCAGATAATTACAAAACTATTGTGGAAGTATTCAAAAAAGCCCTGATTGAAAATGCAATGGGGTACGATGCCAAAGATGACCGTCTTGGTGGTAATGCTAATCAGATGAATATTCAGAGTATGTACAGTGATATTGACATTGATGCCAATGATACAGAAACAGAGTATCAGGCAGCGTTTGAAGATATACTTTGGTTTGTCAATGCACACCTTGCTAATACGGGTCAGGGAAATTTTGAAAATGAGAATGTGACCGTTATTTTCAACCGGGATATTCTCATTAATGAATCAGAAGCTATTACAAACTGTCAGGCTTCTGTTGGTATTCTGTCTGATGAAACAATTATTGGTCAACACCCTTGGGTAGATGACCCACAACTTGAATTGAAACGAATTGCAGATCAGAAGAAAAAAGAACAGGAAGAAATGGCTTCACAGTATGACCCTTTCAATCAAGACAACCTCGGTGATCCTAATCAGGGGAATCAAGGCGGTGGTGTAGATGAAGAATAGGGAATACTGGAAAAAGCGTTTTGAACTTCTTGAACAATCACAAAACAGTATAGGTTTAAAATGCTATGCTGATATTGAAAAGCAGTACAGAGCAGCACAAAAGCAAATTGAAGGTCAGCTTTTAGCGTGGTATTTACGATTTGCAGACAATAATAAAATTACCCTTCAAGAAGCTCGCAAGATGTTGACCAGTAAAGAACTGGAAGAATTGAAATGGGATATAAACCAGTATATCCAGTATGGTGAAGAAAACGCTATAAACGGTACTTGGATAAAACAACTTGAAAATGCTTCTTCCCGATATCATATCAGCAGATTGGAAGCCTTAAAAATACATATACAACAAAGTTTTGAAGTCATGTTTGGCAATCAGCTTGATTCTATTGATAAGACAATGCGGAATGTATACACCAGTGGATATTACCACACTGCTTATGAGATTCAGAAGGGGGTAGGTGTTGGTTGGGATTTTGCCACACTTGATGACAAGACTATTTCTAAGGTAATCAATAAACCTTGGGCGGTTAATGGTAAAAGCTTTTCAGAAACCATATGGGGGAATCGTCAGAAACTGGTTAAAGAACTAAATACAGAATTGACCCGGAATATCATATTAGGGCAAGACCCACAAAAGGCTATTGACGCTATTGCTCGGAAGATGAAAACATCAAAGACCAATGCTGGGCGGTTGATCATGACAGAAGAAGCCTTTTTTAGCAGTGCAGCCCAAAAGGATTCATTTAATGAATTGGGAGTTGAAAAATATGAAATAGTTGCAACCTTGGATTCTCACACTTCTGAAATTTGCCGGGACATGGACGGTAAGGGAAGAAACGAAAAGGAACCATTTTTTTATATGTCAGAATATGAAATTGGGGTCACTGCTCCACCCTTCCATGTCTGGTGCAGAACAACCACCGTCCCATATTTTGATGATGAATTTGATATTGTGGGTGAACGTGCTGCAAGGGGTGAAGATGGAAAAATTCTTTACATACCCGCAAACATGACTTATAGAGAATGGGAAAAGACCTTTATTAAAACCGCTTGATAGCACAGTCGTATGACGGTGCTTTTTTCATACCCTAACAAGTTATCATAGAATTAACTTTCAATGACATATGGCGGTTATATGAATTTAGAAGGGGTTTTTAAGGTATTGAACCAACTAAAACTTAAAGAAAGGATAAGGTGATCTAAATTATCTTCCAGTCATGAATTAAATGACAGCAGAAAAGGCATCCATACAGGGTGCCTTTTCTATTGGTCGGGTAGGCAAGACGTAAAACCGTACAAACCAACTATTCATGTGTGAGTGAACACGTAGAAAAACGTAATTGAAAGGATGGTCAGAATATGACAAGAAAAGATTTAGAAGATTTGGGGTTAAGTAAAGAACAGGTTGATTCAGTTATCAAAATCAATGGTATTGACATTGAAAATGCAAAAACTGCATCTACCTCTGAAATCAAAAATTTACAGACTGAAAATACAGGGCTGAAAACACAGATTTCAGATCGTGATAAACAGCTTGAAACTTTGAAGGCATCTACAGGTGACGCAGAAGTAATGAAAACACAGATTGCAGACTTGCAGAAAGCAAATACAGATGCAGCAGCAACCCATGAATCTGAAATGAACCAGTTGAAAATTGATTTTGCTGTTGAAAAGGTATTGAACGGGGCAAATGCAAAAAATGTTAAGGCGGTTAAAGCGTTGCTTGACCTTACGGATTCCAAACTAGACAAGGACGGAAATGTGAAGGGGTTACAGGAACAGATTGACAAGTTGACTGCCGATGAAGGAACTAAGTTCCTGTTTGAAGTACCGAACCAGACACAAACACAGCAGACATTTACAGGATTTCAGCCAGGAACATCAACAACTGTACCTAATTCTACTCAGGCAGGCTATGAAACAAGACTTGCCGAAGCTAGAAAGAATGGTAATCAGTTAGAGGTTATTAAAATCAAACAGGAAGCCTTTGAAACTGATGGAACTGTTCTGATGTAACTATAAAAATTTTAATTATGAAAGGTTAAAAGGTGAAAAAATATGCCACAGGTAACAGGTATTGGTACAACTTATAATCTTCCCAACTATGCGGGAGATTTATTTTCTGCTGACCCTTCACAGACCCCATTCTTATCAATGATTGGTGGTTTAACTGGTGGAAAGCAGACTGAAAATTATGAATTTGCAACTGGTGTTGTTTATGACTTACCGGATGCAGAACAGCCGAGTATTTCAGAACAGGCTTCTGAAATTGCACCTGCATCTAAGCTGATCGCACGTGAACAGGAAACAAACGTTGTTCAGATTCATCAGGAAACTATTGATTTGACTTATGCCAAACAGTCAAACAGTGGTAGATTATCTGGTCTTAATACTTCTGGACAGACCGCAAACCCAAATAATGAAAAAGCATTTCAGATTCAGCAGAAACTTGTCAAGATTGCGCGAGACGTTGAATTTTCTTTCTTAAACGGTACTTACCACAAATCAATCGCAGCCGACGAAGCAAACAAAACACGTGGTATGCTTGAACTTTGTACTTCTGCAACTGGTACATCTATTGCAGCGGGTACAACGTTGTTAAGTAAATCTATGCTTAACCAGTTATTCAGGGAAATGGCTGAAAACGGTGCTACTTTCAACAACATTGTGCTGTTTTGTGGTGCATTTCAGAAACAGGTGATTTCTGATATTTATGCAAGTCAGACTGGTGCAAATCTTCCCGCAACACGTAATGTTGGTGGTTACAACATCACTGAAATTGAAACTGATTTCTTCAAGATGGGTGTTAGTTGGAACCCATTCATCAAGAAAGATTCAATTTTACTTGCTGATATGGCACATATTGCTCCAGTATTTCAGCCTGTACCGGGCAAGGGTAATTTCTTTGAAGAACCACTTGCAAAGGTTGGCGCAACGGATAAGATTCAGATTTATGGTCAGATTGGACTTGCACACTCACCTGCATTTTTACATGGTGCTATTACAGGTCTTACAACTACATAATCAGAAAGGTGTGGTGAGGTAAATGTTTACAGTTAAAAAGAAAAACTTAACACCCAATATGATTTGGGATGTTGAGAATAACAAACCACTTTGCAAATTTGTCAAAGGGGTCATTGAAACCAATGATGAAGCACTGATTGCAAAACTGAAAGAACTTGGACATGAGGTATCAGGTGAATCAGATATTATAGAACTTGAACAGACTGAACAACCAAAAAGTGAAAATGCTGATCCAGTAAATGGTACCGAACAAAAATTAACTGATGAAGCACTGATTGCAACCACTTCTGTTGAAAGTAAACGCAGAAGCAGAAAATAAGAAAGATCAGGTGACCGATAATGTTTGATGTTAATACTGCAACAGAACGGTTGAAATCATTTGGTTATGGGGTCAAGACAAGTGATGAATTTGCCTTGACCTTTTGTATTGAAAAGGTACGCAATACCATAAAGAATGAAACTAATCAAAAAGACGTACCCGCAAAACTGGACTACATTGCCATTGATATGGTAGTGGGGGAATTTCTGCTTTCTAAGAAAACTTTTGCACCGTCAGACCTTACAGATTTTGATTTTGATTATGCGGTCAAGCAGATACAGACCGGGGATACAAATACCGTCTTTGCTGTTGGTACGGGTAGTCTTACACCTGAACAAAGGTTGAACACTTTCATCAATTATCTTTTATCTTATGGAAAGACTGAATTTGCAGCATTCAGAAGGATAAAATGGTGACCGCCATGGAAGCAGCACAGAAAGCTGCACGAAAAGCCATTGAAAGAACCTATCAGGGTATGTTAGTGGTGACGGAGCATCGGAAGGTGAAGGACGAAAAATCAAAGTTGACCAATTATCAAGATGTAATTGTGTTGGAAAATCAACCTTGTAAATTGTCTTTTGAACGATTACAGACCGCAGTTCAAAGTGAATCCGCAGCATCAGTTGCACAGACAACAAAACTATTTCTTTCCCCTGATATTGTAATCAAAGCTAACTCAAAAATTACAGTTACACAAACAGGGGTTACGAGTGATTATAAATCAAGTGGAATCCCGGCAGTGTACCAAACCCATCAAGAAATTATTCTTGATTTATTTAAGGGGTGGACTTAATGGGAAAAATGGGGCGGTTTGATATACAGGGACTTAAAGAATTTCGAAAGCAGTTGGAAAAACTTCAAGACCCTGATGTATTTGTGGAATCATGCGCAAAAGAACTTGCTGCAAGGTTATTAAGGTTGGTTATTAAAAGAACCCCGGTAGGGGAATACGATAATAAAGTTTCTTTTATAGCAGACTTACCCGCACGGGAAGTGAATTTCACAACAAAAAAAGGTGAAGATGTTAAATTTAAGGTAAAAGCGCGAAAGAAACAGGTTTCATTTCAACCCCAAACAGGGAAAAAAGGCGGTACGTTAAGACGTGGGTGGACTGCAAGTAAAAATTCATCAGCAAAAGGATTCGCTGAATCTTTGACGGTAAATCATTTTGGTGACACCTATGTAATTGAAATTGTAAATCCGGTTGAGTACGCATCTTATGTTGAATACGGTCACAGAACAGCTAATCACAAGGGGTGGGTTAAAGGGCAGTTCATGATGACAATTTCTGAACAGGAACTTCAAAAAATTGCCCCAAGGGTACTTGAAAATAAAATTAAAAAGTATTTAGGGGGGTGTATAAAATGATAAATTCAATCATTGAAGCAATCAGCATCAACCTTGATGCTGAATTTGGTTATGAAATACACATGGAGGAAATCAAACAAGATCTTGTGGAACCTTGCTTTTATATTTCATGTTTGAACCCAACAATTGAACTATTTCTTGGAAAGCGGTATTTCAGACAAAACCAGTTTGTGATTCAATATTTTCCAGAATTAGAAGACAAACAACGGGAGTGTAACTCTGTTGCGGAAAGACTGATGTGGTCTTTGGAATATATAACCTTAGATGGTGATTCAACACGTGGAACAGCCATGAAATATGAAGTAATTGACGGTGTTCTGAACTTCTTTGTAAATTATGATTGTTTTGTTTACAGGTTGGAGGAAAATACACCTATGGAAGCAATAGAATCAAGCACCGATGTGAAGGAAGGTGATTAATATGACGGGAAGGAAAAAGGTGGAGGATGCGACAATAGAAGTTCAAAGTGTTCTAATTGAGTTCAGCAAGGAACAGATTCTTGCATCTGCAAGGTATAGCAACAACAAGGATTTGGTGGATGCCATTCTTGACGAAAAGAAAAAATACGATTTAGAAACTGTTGATAGTCTGGTTAAAGAATATATGAAAGGTAAGGTGAAATAAATGGCTTTAGGTGGTGGAAGTTTTACTACACAAAATAAAACGCTCCCTGGTACATATATCAATTTTGTTTCGGCAGCATCCGCATCCGCAGCATTATCTGATAGAGGTATTGCAACCATGCCCCTTGAACTGGACTGGGGTATTGAAAATGAAGTGTTTGAAGTTACTAATGAAGATTTCCAGAAAAACAGTTTGAAATTTTTTGGTTATCCCTATGATAATGACAAATTAAAAGGTCTGTCAGATTTGTTTCTTGGTGCAAGGACATTATATGCATACCGTTTAAATAGTGGTGGTAATAAGGCAACAAATACATTTGCCACTGCATTGTACAGTGGTACACGTGGAAATGACCTAAAAATTGTAATTCAGGTAAATGCAGATGATTCTGCAAAGTTTGATGTGGTAACACACCTTGGGACAGTGAAGGTTGATGTGCAGACAGTCACAAAAGCAGCAGACCTTGTAGCAAATGATTATTTGATGTTCAAGGAAGATGCAGTACTTGCAGTAACGGCATCCACACCCCTGACAGGCGGTACAAATGGAACGGTTGACGGAACTGCACATCAGACATATTTGGACAAGGTGGAATCTTACACTTACAACACCATGGGGGTTGTAGTTACAGATGATATTACAAAAAAACTGTATGTAGCATTCAACAAACGATTACGTGACGAACTGGGGATCAAATTCCAGTTAGTCATTTACAATTATGCTGCCGATTACATGGGTGTCATTAATGTAAAGAATAAAACAAGTGACGTAGATTGGTCAGAAGCTTCCCTTGTATACTGGGTAACTGGTGTAGAGTGTGGTTGTGAGGTTAATAAGTCCTGTCAAAATAAAAAATATGATGGGACTTTTTCTATAAATACTGCTTATACACAGAATCAGTTAATTGCAGCAATCAAGGCGGGTGAATTGGTACTTCACCGAGTAAATTCTGATATGCGGGTACTTGAAGATGTTAACAGTATGGTCACCACTTCCGATACCCAGGGGGACGTGTTTAAGGACAATCAAACTATCAGAGTCATTGACCAGTTGGGAAATGATGATGCGGTGTTGTTTAACACTAAATATTTGGGGACTGTGCCAAATACACCATCCGGTAGAATGTCCCTTTGGTCTGATTTGGTAAAGATTCGTAAGACATTGCAAGAACTTGGTGCCATTGAAAACTTTACTGATTCGGCTGTTTCTATTGCACAAGGGGGTACAAAAAAATCTGTTGTAGTTAATGGTGTAATAGAGGTAGTGAACGCAATGAGTAAATTATATATGACTGTAACGGTTGCATAAGAAAGGGGTGAAAAAGAATGCAGAATAACATTAATATGAAAGCTCGTGACACAGTTGCTGCAAAGTTAGCTGAATGTTATATCACAATGGGTTCACGTAGATATAACTTCATGCAGATGATTGAAATGGAAGTACAGGTTGAAAAGACCAAAACCACAGTACCCCGCCTTGGTGCAATCATGGCGGGTCATAAATCATGTGGAATGGAAGGTACGTTTTCAGGAACGGCACATTACAATCAATCAGTGTTACGTCAGGCATTACTTGACTATAAAAACACTGGTGAAGATGTGTATTTTGAAATGCAAATTACCAATGATGATCCTACTAGTAAAGCGGGAAGACAGACCATTATTCTTTACGATTGCAATACAGATGGTGGAGTGCTTGCAAAATTTGATGCGGATGGTGAATATTTGGATGAAGAAATTGAAGGAACTTTTGAAGATTTCTCCATGCCAGAGTCATTTGCAAATTTAACTGGATTTCTTACTAACTAAACAGTTTAAAACCCTTGTGTGACTTTTATATAAGACCATATAAGGGTTTTTTATTACCCAACCAACAATAGAGAGGAAAAACAAAAAATGTCAAAATTTAGTCATTTTATGAAAGTAAATAAAGTTGAAAAGAAAAATGAAATGTATGCACCTACAGATTCCTTAATGGATGAAAACGGTGAAGCCCTTAAATGGGAGTTTAGGCACATTGGTTCAAAGGAAAATGAAACGTTGCGTGATTCTTGTACCATGGAAGTTCAGATTACAGGAAAGCCGAACTTATTCAGACCTAAATTGAATACTTCAATGTATCTGTCCAAAATGATTGTTGCAGCTACTGTTTCCCCTGACCTGTATGATAAGGAATTACAGGATTCATATGGTGCAATGAATCCAGAAGATTTGATTTTTGCTATGGTGGATGATGCAGGAGAATACCAGGAATTTACCACTTGGATGCAGAAGTTTCAGGGATTCGCCAAGTCTTTTGATGACAAGGTAGATGAAGCAAAAAACTAATAGAAGAAGGGGATGGTGAAGCGAATTATGCTTACTATGCCCTTCACAAACTTCACATACTACCTTCTACTTTTTTGGAAATGGATGAGCAAGAAAAAGCTTTTGTTATTGCATCTATAAAAATAAAAGTGGAAAAGGATAAGGAAGAAAAGAAAAGGGCTGAAAAGAAAGCTAAAAAGAAAGGTAGGTGATGGGCGGTGTCATCCATTCAAACAGGTATAGAACTAAACGATCAATTTACTAATGTGATTTACGGTATTATTAATTCTGTAAACCTTGCTGTGTCATCTATGGCTGATATGCAGCAGAGTATGAATGCTGATATTGATACATCATCACTGGAAGGTGCAAGAAATGAAATCAATCAAGCAACTGCTGCACTGAACCAACTGAACGCAGAACTGAATAATCAGACCGCCCCTGATGTCACCTCACCTATGGTGACTGGTGGGAATCAAGAACCCATATCTGTTCCAGTAGAGCCGATCCTTCCTGAACCACTTATAGAAAACCCGCCACCACTTGAAACACCTATTCAGCCAAATGCACCCCCTGACCCTGTTGAAATTCCCATTCAATGGGAAACGGACGGCTTGGATGTATTCACAAGTACAGGCATTGACCGATTCCGTCAGGAAGTTCAAAGTACTAATTCAATGTTGGAGCAGTTAAGCAGTACACAAGATAGTATTGCAAGACAGGCTTACAATACTATGATTTTTCCACCAGAAGCATTCCAAAACTTGAACAGTTTGGCGGTTAGAATTGATATGGTTCGTGACCATATTCAGCAGATTGAGAATAATCCGGTAAACATAGGAACTGATACTGCAAATGCAGAACTGGAACAATTACGTTCCCAATTGAATCAAGCGTTACAGGCACAGAACAGCCTAAATTCTGCAATGGATAATATGGATGTGAGTGCTGCAAACGATGCGTATTTGAAGTTATCGCAAACTATTAGCAATACAGAACGATACATTAGAGACAATGTTGATGAACAAGGGCGATTTAATGAGAAAATTCAAGAAGGAACAAGTGAGGCAGATAGTTTAACTAATGCGATTAAGGGTGTGGCTGCAACTTATATCAGTATCCAATCGGCTGGTGGGGCTTTGAACATTTCTGATGAACTTGTTCAGACAACGTCAAGATTGAACATGATGAATGACGGTTTGCAAAGTACGGATGAACTGGTAAATATGGTATATGCAGCAGCGCAGGATGCACGTGGTTCTTTCACTGAAATGGCTGGTGTAGTTGCCCGTTTCGGTAATAATGCAAAGGATGCTTTTGGTAGTTCAACAGAAGTGGTTGCATTTGCTGACCTTATCCAAAAACAGATGACTATTGCCGGAGCATCAACAACGGAAGCATCTAATGCCATGTTACAGTTATCACAGGCACTTGGTTCAGGTGTCTTACGTGGTGATGAATTAAACAGTATCTTTGAACAAGCCCCTAATTTGATTCAGAACATAGCGGATTATCTTAACGTCCCTATTGGCAAAATTCGTGAAATGGCATCAGAAGGTGAATTGTCAGCGGACGTTGTAAAAGCAGCAATCTTTGCAGCTTCTGATGATATTAATGCCAAGTTTGAACAAATGCCTATGACTTGGGGACAGGTTTGGCAGTCCATGCAGAATACCGCAATTATGGCTTTTCAGCCCGTACTTCAAAGGTTGAATGATATAGCCAATAGTGAATCCTTTCAGAAGTTTGTGAAGGGTGCAATCGAAGCAATGGCGGTACTCGCAAACATTGTCTTGAATATCTTTGACCTGATTGGTACAGTCGGTAGTTTTATAACTGATAACTGGTCAATAATTAGTCCTATCATTTATGGGGTTATAGGTGCGTTGGCTGTATATGCAGCTTATCTTGCTATTGTAAAGGGTATGGAGTTGGCAAGTGCAGCAGCAACCGTAGTCATGACCTTAGCAAAATTGCTTGCTTCCGCAGCTATGGTGTTATTCTCAGGTACAACTTGGGGAGCAGCGACTGCACAGATGGGATTAAATAGTGCAATGTATGCCTGTCCTATTGTGTGGATAATTATTTTAATAATTGCCTTGATTGCAATTATTTTCGCAATAGCAAATGCAATAGCAAAGATGACTGGGGTTGCATCGTCAGGATTTGGTGTAATAACTGGTGGTATCAATGTAGTAATTCAGTTCTTCAAAAACTTGGGCTTGACCGTTGCAAATATTGCACTAGGTATTGGTAGTGCCATTGGAGCATTGGCAACTAATATGACGGTAGCTTTTAACAATGCAATTTCATCTGTACAGTCATGGTTTTATGATCTACTTTCAACAGCATTAACTGTTATTGGTGGTATAGCCGAAGCCTTAAATAAATTACCATTTGTAGACTTTGATTATTCAGGTATTACATCGGCAGCGGATGAATATGCAGCTAAATCAGCAGAAGCAGCCGGGAATAAACAGGAATACACGTCAGTAGCCGATGCATTTGATAAAGGTATGTCAACCTTTGACACTTTTCAAGATGGATGGGCTTCCAATGCTTTTGATGCGGGTGCTGCATGGGGTGATGGTATTGCTGATAAAGTTTCAAATTTTAACCTTTCGGATATTTTTGGTAGTACAGATATACCTAACGAAGATGATTATGCGTCAGCGTTGAATGGTTCAGGTGTAGCCGGGAACCTTGACACCATTGCAGAAGATACAGGTGGTATAAAAGATGCAATGGACATTACAGAAGAAGATTTAAAGTATTTACGTGACATTGCAGAACAGGAAGCAGTGAATAGATATACCGTTGCAGAAGTCAATATTGACCAGTCAGGAATGCAGAATACAATTAAAAACGGTAATGATCTTGATGGATTTATGTCAGGTTTTACGGATTCAGTTAATGAAGCTATTGACAGCATTACGGAAGGGGTGCATGAGTAAGTGGCAAAAAGTGGATATGATGTATACTTAAAAAATTGTCTGTTACCTGTCACCCCTGACAAGATGCAGATAAAAATTAATAATAACAATAAAACAGTGAATCTCATTAATGAAGGGGAAATCAATATTCTGAAAAGGGCAGGGTTGACGGATATTGAATTTGAGTGTGAAATACCTCAAGTGAAACACCCTTATGCAGTTTATAAATCTGGCTTTAAAAATGCTGGATACTTCATGGACATTTTTGAAGAATTAAAAACAAGTCAAAGACCATTTCAGTTTCTTGTATGTAGGCAACTTCCAGAAGGAAAAAGATTATTGAATACAAACATCAAGGTATCATTGGAAGATTATAAAATCACAGAAGAAGCAAAAAATGGCTTTGACTTCAAAGTGAAATTCAGCCTGAAACAATGGAAGGACTACGGCACTAAAACAGTAAACATCACAATTGCAGAAAATAAACCAACGGCAAGTACTGAACCCCCACGAGAAAACAATAATTCACCCGCACCGACAGTTTCACAAGCGTATACAGTAGTAAAAGGTGATTGTTTGTTTAACATAGCAAAGAAATTTTATGGTAATGGTTCAAAATATACCATTATCTATAATGCAAATCAGGGGACCATTGGTGGTAACCCTAATTTGATATACCCAGGTCAGGTTTTGACTATTCCGGTAACATAAGAAAGGGGGTGCTTAAACTGAATGTTGAACTTTTGATTGGAAATGAAGAAGGCACAAAAATATTTCAACCTGCAATAGAAGAAGGAATTGAGTGGTCAACAGAGCGAAGAAGTACCCCCGGAAAATTGACTTTTAAAGTCCTAAAAGATGATATTCTTGATTTTTCCGAAGGTAGTTCAGTAAGAATGAAGGTTGACGGTGAAAGTGTTTTCTTTGGTTTTGTGTTTAAGCAACAGCGAAACAAAGATAAAATCATTACTGTCACAGCTTATGACCAGTTACGATATTTGAAAAATAAAGATACAAAGGTGTATGAAAACAAGACAGCAGATCAGTTTGTGAGAATGATTGCTGATGACTATACCTTAAATGTTGGAATGCTTGAAAGTACAGGGTACATAATAAAATCAAGGGTTGAGGAAAATACTTCACTTTTTGAAATGATTGAAAATGCTCTTGACTTAACTATATCCAATACCAAAGTAATGTTCATTTTGTATGACGATTTTGGGAAATTAACATTAAAAGCACTGTCATCAATGTATGTTGGTGATCCGGGAGCATACCTGATGATTGACGAAGAAACAGGTGAAAACTTTGATTATACGTCATCTATTGATGATAACACATATAACAAAATTAAACTGACCTATGACAATGAAGCTACTGGTTATAGGGAAGTGTATATTACACAAGACTCTGACAATATAAAAAAATGGGGGATTTTACAGTATTTTGATACCTTGCAAAAAGGTGAGAACGGAAAGGCAAAAGCGGATTCGCTGCTTTCCCTGTATAACAAAAAGACCCGTAATCTGAAAATCACAAACGCTATTGGAGATAATCGGGTTAGGGCGGGTTCAATGGTGGTTATTAACTTAGATTTTGGTGATGTGAAACTGAAAAATTTCATGCTTGTGGAGAAATGCAGACACGTCTATAAAGAAAATGAACATTGGATGGATTTAACATTAAGAGGGGGTGAATTTGTTGCCTGATGCAGTTGAATTTGTAAAGACCATGAAGAAATCAGCGGTGGAAGCGGTGGAAGCAACTAAACCAGTATACATATACTTTGGTGAAGTTTTATCTGCATCACCGCTAAAAATCAATGTGGAACAGAAAATGATACTTGGTGAAACACAACTTATTCTTTCAAGAAATGTGACAGACTTTAAAACAACAATCATGGTGAATTGGTCAACAGAAAATAAAAGTGGTGGAAGTGGAGAGTTTTCTTTTGCATCTCATAATCACGGAATAACTGGAAAAAAAGAAATTACCGTTCATAACAGCTTGGTTGTCGGTGATGCAGTTATCCTGATAAGGCAGCAAGGAGGGCAGAAATTTATTGTATGGGATAGGGTTGGAACATGATACCGTCAACAGTTGGCTTTTTAGATCAGGATTTTGAAATACAAGAACAACCAAGCAAAGTGTATAGAATGGATTTAAGTACAGACGGTGATTCTATCAGGGGTTTTGCTGATGGGGTAGAAGCTATGAAACAGGCAGTATTTAGGATATTAAGTACTGAACGGTATCAATACATTATTTACCCTTGGTATTATGGTATTGAAACAATTGACTTATATGGTGAACCAGTCACCTATGTTTGCCCAGAACTAGAAAGAAGAATAACAGAAGCGTTATTAACTGATTCAAGAATTTCCAGTGTAACAGATTACGAACATGATACTGATATAAAAGGTGTGGTACATACATCATTTACGGTACATACCGTTTTGGGTGATTTTAAAGCTGATAAGGGGGTGAATATCTAGTGTATGAAGTACAAACATATGAAGTGATAGTGCAGCGAATGCTTGACAGGGTATCAGACAAACTTGATAAACGTCCCAGTTCTTTAATCTATGATACCCATAGTGCAACTGCCATTGAACTTCAAAACCTATACATTGAATTGGAATATTTAATTAACAATTCTTATGGTGATACGGCAGCAAGGGATTTTCTTATTCTATTGTGTAAGGAAAGGGGAATTACCCCGGACTTAGCTACAAATGCAATATTGAAAGGAGAGTTCACACCTACAACAATTAACCTAACTGGTCAGAAGTTCAATATAGGTGATTTAAACTATATGGTGACAGAACAGATTGCACCGGGACAGTATCAGGTGAAGTGTGAGACAGCGGGCATTATTGGTAACCAATATTTAGGTGATATGATTCCTATGGAATATATTGGTGGGCTGAAAACTGCAACTCTTACTGAAATATTAATACCGGGAGAAGATGATGAAGATACCGAAGTATTAAGAAAACGATATTTTGATAGCTTCAATGAACAGAATTTCGGTGGTAATCGTGCAGATTATCTTGCCAAGGTTAAAAGTATTGACGGTGTTGGAGATGTTAAAGTTTCACGGGTGTGGAATGGTGATATTCGCCCGGCTGACATGATACCCAGTGCAAATGTAACAGAGTGGTACAATTCTGTTATCAGTGAAGTGGATGCAGATGTTGCAACATGGCTTTCAGCCGTTTATATGGCTTCATTTGAGAAGAAATTGACCATTGGGGGTACAGTTTTACTTACAGTCATTAATTCCCTTGATTATGGGACAGCTACAACTGTGTTACTGGATAGTATTCAGACAGTTATTGATCCGGTACAGAATGCCGGGGAAGGTTATGGACTTGCACCAATTGGTCATGTGGTCAGTGTAAGAAGTGCAGAAGCAGTTGATTTAAACGTAACCACAGATGTGATTTTTGATGAAGGGTACAATTGGTCAAACACAAAAACAGCTATTCAAGAAGCAGTTAGTGCCTACCTATTGGAACTTAGAAAATCATGGGCTGAAAGCAATTATACTGTAGTCAGAATCAGTCAGATTGAAACAAGGATATTAATGGTACAAGGTATTATTGATATATCTAACACTAAAATAAACGGCAGCACTAACAATATGACTTTGACAAGGTATCAAATCCCTACAATGGGGGAGGTGTCTTCATGATAAGAGAAGTTGACCTTGTTCCATATTTGCCACCATTTATGCAGAATTATAAAGAAAGTGTTACGGCACTGGAAGCTGAAAATCCCGATTTCCTTATTGTATGGAAAGCAACTGACAGGGTTTTGTATAATCATTTTATTGCAACCTCTGACAATTACGGTATTTCCCGGTTTGAAAAACTTCTTAACATATACCCTTCAAGTGAAGATACCCTTGAAAGTAGACGTTCAAGAGTTCAAAGTAAGTGGTTCAACACCATTCCTTACACTTGGAAGATACTGTTGCAAAAACTCACTATTCTTTGTAATGGTACAAATTTTACCATTTCTAATAATTTTACAGAAGGTTATACAATGACCCTAAATACTGAATTAGAACTGTTTGGACAGGTAGAAGAATTGGAATATATCATTAATACTATGTTTCCGTGTAATATCACTTCCACAATTAATAATCAGATTTTTTGTAATGTTGATGGAAATAGAAAATATGGGGGTGGGGTAGTCTTTACAGAAATAATTAGTACTGAATAAAAAGAAGGAAGGTGCAAATAAATGGCACAATTTTCACAGCTTATTACCACAAAACAAGGTCAGATTCTTATTGCAAAAATGCTGTCTGGAACAAATGGTATTAAGTTTACACGAATTACTACATCAAGCACCAGATATGAAATAAACCAGTTGGAGGACTTGACCGAACTTAGCGATACCAAACAGAGTGTATTGGTATCTAAAGTAAGTCGCCCAAGTGAAATTACGGTGCAAGTGGAAGCAGCAGTTAGAAATGATGAAATTATGACCGGGTATTATTTACGTTCAATCGGCTTATATGCCACTGATCCCGATGTTGGCGAAGTTCTTTTCGCTGTCACGATTGAAACGTCAGGTAATTGTTATATGCCAGCATATAACGGTGTAGCGGTATCGGGTGCATATATAAAACTGGTTGCAAGGGTAAGCAATTCAGAGATCGTCAATCTTGAAGTTGACCCGGCAGCAGTTGCAACAGTTGGGGATATAATGAACAAACTTGACTTTGATAGTGATATCTCCGAAACCGTCATAGAAACCCTTGAACCCATAGATACAAAATACCCGGTACCGAGTGCTGGAGAGTCAACAAAGGTCTTTCTTGGCAAGGTTAAGAAGTACATAGAGGATACTAAGCCACTTGATTCAGATATGACGGTATACGTGGCTACAACTGGCAGTGATACCTTAGGGGACGGAACTTCTGCAAAACCATACCGAACCATTAATTTTGCACTTAGCAAGATCCCAAAAGTGTTGAATGGATTTACTGCTTCAATTATTGTTTCCACAGGCACATACAATGAGGACGTTACAATTTATGGATACACTGGGGATTTGCGATTATTGTTACAAGGCAACATAACTGTTTCGGGTGGGATACTTGTAACACACGGTGAACTATTATGCAGAAGTATTGATAGCACTACTTACACTTTGACTACTAAATGGATAGCGGCAGTGGAAAGCGGTTACTTTAATTCCCGGTTGACTGTTAATGTTTTGACTACCGGAACATACTCAATCGGTGGGGCCACAGTTTCACTATGTTCGAATTTAAACAGCTGTTTATTTATTTCAGGTGTTATTACAATAACAGGTAATACGGACATAGGGGCTTATGTAGTTAACAGTTCACGGGCGCACTTTGGGACTCTATTAGGTACAGGTCTTAACATCGGAGTTTTTTCAGCAATAAACAGTGAATTGTCGTATGACAGAAACAACATAATTGCAACAACTCGACGTTACAGAGCAGACAGGGGTGGAGTTGTAGTGAACCCTTACGGTGCAGTTATTAGTACATTACAATTCGATACAACGTTATATGTAGCCACGACAGGCAGTGATGATTCAGGTGACGGTACAAGTGCAAGGCCATATAAAACTATACAGTATGTAATTAATTCATTACCTAAAGATTTAGGATCACACGTCGCTATTATTGAAATTACTGACGGTTCATATGATGAGAGGGTAGTAATTACTGGATTTTATAATGGTCGCATTCGTCTAAAGAGTTCTAAACCTACTGAAATATCTACAGTGTGTAGTATTACAGATGTAAGCATAGTTGACAACTCATGCACAGTTGTTGAAATACGTGGAATAAATTTTACCACAACAGCGAGCAATGCAGTATATGGTGTAGTAAGCGGTTTTGTTTTGGTATCTTGGTGTCGATGTGTATTAAATTCAACTTGGTCGGGTTTTTCATTTGATCAGACTAGATTCGAGGTATCTTCATGCGAAGTATCAAATAGAGGTATTGCACTTATGTCCCACGGTAGTGATGGCAATTCATTATACTGGAGCGGTTCTTCTATTAATAATGTAGTCGGGCTTCATGCAGAATATGGTGGTACCATTAAGAAAACAAGTACTCAACCCCAAGCGACCGCATTAAAAGAGCGTTGCCATTCCGCAGGCTCTATCACTAATGAAAACGGTACACAGATATCTGGTGTAATATCTTCTGGATTATCTTGTACTTGGGGAACAATTTCCGGTGGATATGTTAGACATGGAAATGCAGCAGGTGCCGCTATGGTAACCGTTATGATTACAATAACTCTTAGTGTTTCGTTATCAGCAAATACAGTTTATTCAGTTTTTGGATTTCCTACAACTGCTATAAGTGTAAGCATGTGCGCCACTCCACAGTGGCTTACTAGTAATTGTGGTATGAGTACCGACGGTATAATAAGGTTTACACCGAATCAAAATTTTACCCCATCCGCAGGTAGTAGTATTTCGGTTAACTGTACGTATTTAACAAATTCATAAAGGAGGAAATTATAATGAAAAATGAAAGTATCAAGGTAGGAAATACTACCTATAGCATAGCAAACGGCAGTTGTAGCCTAAACGATTTAAGCGGGTATACTGCCAAGGTTGCAATCATCATAGGATCAAATGATTTACAGGTCATGCACAAAAATCTTACCGAAAACTCCACAGTTATAAAATATGATGTAAATGGGGTGGAACAATGGACACAAAATAATTTAATCTATACCGGACAAATGTCCTTAAATTCTTCCTTCCCCATTGGCATTGAGCAGGTACAGGAAACCGATGAAGAGGGCAAACCCAAATACATAAACAAAGAGATTATGGACTCGGTTGTTATTGTGGAGTACAGGACTCCCAGTCTTCAGGATGAGGTAAAGTCACAAAGGGAAGAGATCACGGGATTAAATGCACAGGTTGCATATTTGCAGATGATATCAGGTGTTGAAACGGAGGTACGTCATGAGTAAGTATGAGAAAGTAAAGAGTTTCTACGTTGCGAAGTTATGGTCCTTAGCCTGGGTAATTAATGCTGTTGGCAAATGGATCACAGCGGACGAGTTTCAGGAGATCACAGGACAGGTTTATGAAAAGAAGGGCGAGGAATAAGAAT